AGTAACAAACTCAATATTCCTTGATCGCATTGTAGCGATAACTTCAGTATTAACTACCTTATCACCGAGACTTGTAGTATCGAATCTTTCTCCAACTCTAAACTGAATACCTTGTCTAGTTTGGTTAGTTGTAGTTGTAGTTGTTTGCTCTTTGAAATCAGTCTTAGCATCTTGATAATTCTTTGTTGTAGTAACAGGAATACCCTTTCCGCAAACATACTTACCACGTACTGTTGATGTACCTGTAAGAGTTGTTTTTGTTTGACTGTATAGTGATGGGCCCATTGTGGAACTTTGCCCAGTCCAAGTGGTTTCCCATGATCCCCAATCAACAGGTGAGAGTCCAGTGTTACTATCTGCACCAGTCATTCCCATTGAGGAGTTATAACTACCCTCAATGTCATATGTTGCAGAAGTTCTTCTTGTTTCAATCCATGTGTCTGTGCCAGGATTAAGTTCAACTTGTCCAATCCAGTTGACAACAGCAAATGGGTTTACGTTCTCAATTCTTGTTGCAAATTTGTTCTCAAGATAAACAGTATCGTTGTAGTTTAGACATACAACATCACCTATTCTCTTGACATTATTATCACCTAAATCTTGTGCAAATCTATAGTCTGCAGATGGATTTGAAGATGTTGCAGCACCAACAATAGCTTCAGATCCTAGTAATAGGTCAATAGAAGTTGTATAGTGTTGTGGTCTCAATCTTCCATCAACAGGATCGATAGAAGCCTTATATTGACTATTAGTTACATCACCAGAACTTACTGACTTAAAGTTATCTACAAAGAATCCAGACTTAAATCTGTCAAGATTGGTTTGTGGATCTTTAAGATTCATTCCACTAGTTTCCACTTCTAGAAGTGAAAGTGAAGTATAATATTCTACATTCTTCAACCTATTCTCAATCTGGTTGATATCCTTCATCCTATATCTCTTATGCTTCGCAAAAGTCATATTGACTTCTCTAGTATCATAAAGATATGGAGGAAGATGAATTGTAGCAACTTCTAATGCATTATCAAGAGTATTTGGTAGTTTTGGCCAATCTGATGGAACACCTTGAGATAAAGTAAACTGTCCTTCTTTACTCAAGAATAGTTTATCAATTCTACCAAGATAATAGTTATATGAAAGATTAAATGACTTGTCCTTCGCTAAAACATGTGAAGAAGATGATGTGCCTGGAAGGAATTGTCTTGCTTCAAATTCCCAAGGAGATCTGCCAGGAACCGTTGTAGTAACTCTTGGTCTTAGGTCAATAATATCTGAACCGTATCTTCCACCAACAAGAGGTAGAGAATCCTTATATAAATCAGAATCATAACTGTTAACAGTTACAAAATCGCCAGGGTCAGATCCATCAATTACAAAGTTATTATAGACAATAGTTAGTTTCCTAGTAGGAGCTTCTGTTCCCTCCTTTCTTTGAAGAGCAGAGAAATCAACATAATCCAATCTTTGGCCAGGATCGAACTGATAGTTATTTCTAATATCTCTATCGCCAGGAATGAATGTTTGAACTGTTCCTTGAACATTAGTCTCTTCAAATAGAACCTCTTCACCCACTTCAAATGAATTCTCATTCTGATAAACGAAACTTACCTCATCAGATCCATTTGTAGTTACAAATACAGCAGATGCACCAGAAGTCTTTCCAACTATAGTTTCACCCTGTATTGCATTTAAAATATTAGAGTTTAAACTAGTTAATTGTAGGATAGGAAATTGGGGATCGGAAGTAGTTGAAGATTCTAATACTGCAAGAACATAAGCAACATCACACACACCAAGAGATATCCTACTATCTTGAACTCTATTACCATATGTTGTGTCATAAGTAAGTCCATCATCATTTTTCAATAATCCAGTACCAGACTGGGTGTTGTTTGATTTACTAATTGTATATGTTGTCGCCCTTTTGAATACTTTAGTTTTTGGTTTTACATTTACCTTCTTCCAAGTAACTGTCAATACTGCAGCACCTGAAGCACTATCCAATCCAGATAGTGTAATTGTTCTACCACTAACTGTAAGTTTCTGATTAGTTAGACTCTCTACCTTACCAGTAGTCTTATATGTTACGTTGTAATCTTCTTCATCAAATGGTTCTAAAGTTAGATCAGCATCAGTTTCTAAAGTTCCACTGTAGGCATTACTTGCAACTGTGATGTTGTATGATTTCTTGAATACAATATTAGCACCATTCAGATCAACAGAAGCAACATTATTGTAAGTTAAATCACTGAATAAGAATGCCTTATTATTATTCTTTACTTCCAAAGTAACTTTATACAGATCGTTAACTGATATATCAGCTGCTGGAAGATCCCCAGAACAGACATTTTCAACGTCTACAGTAGCTTCAAGACTTATTGCTATTGGAGTTACGCCAGTGACAGCACTGTAAGTTGGTACAGAGTTACCAGAAATACTATAACTGATAATATCTCCAGTTTTAATACCAGAATTGACAAAGTTAGCACTTGGAGAAGTTATAGTTGATGCAGCACCAGATTTAGCACTGACTGTATATTGAGTAGATTGTGGAGCAAGTAAATGACCAAGATTTAAGATAGGATCTGCACTAAACTTATAATTAGTTGGATCATTTCCTACTAACTGTTTAACATCTTCCATTCCATAATCTTCTACTTCAGTAATACTTCTAGAAGCAGATTTACCATTAATATAAATCTCTTCACCCTTTTGGAATGTACCAGAAACCTGATAGAGAGTTATCTGTGTGGAATTATTAGCAGAGGTATATGCATACCCAACTGCATTACTATTCTGTCCCTCAACGTATGCTGGAAGGTTTACATATGTTCCAGTGTTTAATTGGAGGTATGTGAATGTTTGAATATCATAGAGAGATGATTCAAACATTGTAGAAGAATCGGCATAACCAACATTCTTCAACTTCATGTCATATACTCTAGCAACACCAACTTGGGTTCCATTTGCAGTACCAACAGTCGATGTTCTCTTATTGTAGAGTTTTACATAAGAATCTGTACTGATTCCAATGGGAGGAGAACCATAAACGTTATTAAGTTCTACCTGTCTACCAACACTAAATGGAAGAGATTCATTCTCAATCCTCTTTGTTGTTCTTGGTTTAGGAACATCAACAGTTGTAGTATTAAGAGTTTCTATTTCATAACCACGAACATATGCCTTTCCTGGCCCAATCGACAGACACATAAAGTCGTCTGAAGGATTGTTTCCTTGTTGTGTTAATTGAGTTGAGTAATATGCACCATCGTTTCCAATCCTATTGTTTAACTGTTCTTTAGAGACAATTGGAAATGGTTTGATATAATAATGACCAGATTCATCATAAGTTCTTCTTGCTAACTCATCTTTAATTAAATTATAGTTATCTGTTCCTGCCTTAATGAATTTCTGTAGAACACCGTCTACAACTCTCATTAATTCAATGAAGTTCTCATCATTTAAGTCTGTTAATGACTTCTTGATTAAAGTGGTAGAAATCTTAAGTCTGTCGGCACCAGGCGCAGCAAAGTTAGAGAATCCCCTTGCATTATCGTAAAGATCCTCATCACTTGAAGATGCAGTTACCAATTCTTCTTTAATCAATAAACCAACTCTATATGATGGTTTATTGGTATATTGATCCAAAATAACTGTAGAATCGTCAACAGTTACAAAGAATCCTCTTATGAAATATACACCATTGGCAATTTTTGCTGCGGAACCAGTTGCGGTTGCAGTAGAAATAATGGATGTAGCAAAACTAGCACCAGATCTAATACTGGAAAGAGAATAGTTCATATCCTCTTCTAAAAGAAGATTTTCACCATCTGCAAAAGTCTTTCTAGAGAAATCCGTATCACTAGAACTTTGATATTTAACGTAAAGAGTATATGCTCCTTTTGTCGATGTCCTATTGTCAATATACTTTTCTACTTTAGCGGTTACACCACTAGTTTCGCCTTTAATCTTTTTACCTACCAAATTCTCCAAATATAGAGAAACTGGAATACCTAAATGACTGTCATCGATCTGAACACAAGTGTACTCAGGATCATAAGCAATCTGGCCAGGGATAACAACAGATCCCTCTTTAAAGAAATGCTTACCAAACTTTTCTACCTGATTCTGCAGTATGGACTGCAAGGTAGTAAGTTCCCTAGACTGGACAGGTAAACCTGGCTTGAATAGTACCCTCTGATAATTCTTTAGATCATTAAAGTCATCAAAATAAGGAGATGAGTTTAAGTTGGTATTTTGTGGCATTTTTCTTTAAAACTCCAGTACTATCTTGATGTCTTCCTTCTGCGATGCAGAACGAGGAATAGCGGTTCTGTTATCAATATAGATGATTTCACCTGACTTAGTATTAAACTCAGCCGAAGATATACCAGAACTGAAACTCATTCCAAGTTGGTACGTCTTATTATTTATTGAGGTACTAACACCATTGTAGGCAGTATCAACAGAGAGAAGTGAACCCGTAACTGAAGATCCATTAATAGTTACTCCATATCCTGCATTAGGTGTTGATGTAAATGGAACGATCTTATATCCAGTTGCACTAGAAGCAAGACCCATTGGTTGATAGTATTTCAACACTCCAGTTACTTTATCCCAAGATGCCACATATCCAATTGCAGTTGATCCAACACCAACCGTCTGGGTAATTTCAGAGTCTACAGCATATGTTGTTGCTGTAGTAATACCACCAAGTTTCAAAGCTTTTAATCCACTGACCATTGCGGTGTCTAGTAATTCTGTACTACTACCGTATACAGTGGGATTTTTTATTAGTCCAACCCTAGCGAAATCATTACCTTCAATGATGTCTGGGTTAGTTTCTAAAGTTTCAAATCTAGAATAGAGTAGAGCTCTATATGCTCCCAATTCTCTATAGATGTCATATCCATGACCACCTTTAGGTGGAATGATGACATTGAAGTTGGAGATAGATGTTGTTCCTATACCAGTATTGGTTAGGTTTGCAAGAACACCACCACTCTCACTGCCAGGCGCGCCAGGGAAGAATTGAATAGATCCATGAGTATATCCAGTACCTCCATCGGTTACAAATACCTCTGAGACCTTTCCGAATGAATCGACAGTAATGGTTGCCTTTCCTCCAGTACCATCTCCCAAAATAGGAACATTAGCAAATGATGTAGAGATAGGCTGATAGTTTGATCCTCTATCATTAACAACAACGACTTCTATCTTTCCGTCTATAGCATTAGCCTTTGTTGCAACAGTCTCGCCCTGTTTACCCCAGTTTTCGGGCACAGGTATGTATTCAATAGAGTCAAATTTAACGATTTCGGATGGTTTAATCGTATAAAGGTATTTCCAAACATAACCATCGCCACTAGTACCAGCTGCTCTTGGCTCAAGGTCAACAAATGTGGGTTGGTCATACGAAGGCCTTCCCTTTGGATTTTCTGGGTCGGATCCATTTTGCAGACAAATGTAAACTTTCAAGTCTTCATTGACTATGTAGTAATTTGCCTCGTACAAACTCCCCTGACTAGTAATAGGTGTGAGATTGTAGATATTGTAGTCATGCCTGTACATCTCGTAAGTTGTACCAGCAACCCAACTAACCTTTCTGACAAGTCTGCGAACATCCTTATCAGTAACTTTCTTCATCGCAATAATGGATTCTTTAATTCCATATTCTTCCTCAAACCCATCTAAAGGTGAGGGAGTATCAGTTGCCCACGTAGCAGTACCACCCGCTTTAGGTTCAATGGAATTGGGTAATCCCATGAAAGCATAATACTTATTAACAGTAGATCCGACCCCGACAAAACTTTGCACGAAAGTCTCGGCGTTCAGAATCCTGAATTGTTCGGATATAATTGCAGGCATTTTAAAAAACTAGTCCTTTGGTTTATTTAGTGTGGTTAAGTTAGTGGTTTTAATCTGGAAACTACAGCAGCAGTAGATAATCCTACATTACCATTGTTTGTATTGACGAAAAATTCTTTTGGATTTCCTGAACCACGATTCTGATATCCGTAGATTTGACCCCAACTATATTTACCCCAGAAGGTATCAGTAGTTGCAGTTGTACCAACTCCTACCTGAATATGGTTGTTTCCATAAGGTGTTGGGCCTGGTTGGAAAGCACAAGTGACAGTTACGATTCCAGAAACAGCATCTCCATTTGTAACTTCTTCTACTCTGAACACTCCACCAAGATAATCACCAGCAGTAACCATACCAACAGGTTCATTTGCACCACTAGAAGTTGTAATACCAGTTAGTGCATGTCCAACAACTAGAGAACTATCATAAATTGTGAAATAATCACCTTTCTCAAGTCCAGAGTACTCAACACCAAGAGCGTTTAGTGATGAATAACCATAACCCAAATTAGTATTATCATTATATTGTGATTTTAGAGTAAATGCTAATCTAGGCAGAACACCAGCGGAACCTGGCAACCATGTATTTATTCCTACAATGTCACCAAAATCACCCTTGGCATTAACTGAATAAACTTTCTCCTGTTTCGCCTTATCAGTTTCGATAATAACTGGAGGAGAACTACCAACTTGATAACCAAATCCACCATCTGTTACTGTAAGTGCAGTTAATACACCAGCGGTAACAGAAGAAGTTGCAACTGCCCTGTTAACAACTGGATCTGCATAGAATTGTGTTGTTCCTGTTCCAACTGCGAGAATTCTACTACTTGCAAAATCACCAAATGGAGTATTAACAATATCTCTAATCTCATTAGTATGATTTACTTCTCTCTTATTCCAGTTTGCAAGATCGAATGAATAGTACATGTCACCAACAGTACTGATTCCAATATAAATTCCATCAATAAACTTGAGTGTCTTAAAGTCAAATGTAGCGGGGTGAACTGTTCCTGCAGGTAACTGTTGACTCCAAGGTTGCCAGTAATTCTTATTGGTAGAAATACCAATAGTACCATTATCACCAACACAGATGAATCTATTTCCATCATAGATGATATCATTCAAATCATATGCAGTATTACTGATCTTATCTCCCCATCCAGTTCCGTCATTAGATGCAATAACTACACCACCATTTCCAACTGCGACAAATTCCGATTGACCATAACATACAGAGTTTAATTGTTGTAAAGTTCCTGAATACTGACTAAATGCCTCTGCGGTTGTAAGACCAACAGCAGTAAAGATAGATCCAGCAGCACCAACAGCAACCCATGTATTTCTAGTTCCTTCCCAAAGAACATCTTGGAAATTACCTGCATAGGTACTATCAAATTTACCTGTTTGGTTGATGGCAGGAATTGTCCTTTCTTCTTTAAGATCTAGAGCAGACCAAGTACCAATACTGTTACCAATTGCAACTGCTCTTGCCTTAGATGCATAATCACCTACAGCCATAACATTCAGACTACCTTGATTGGCATAACTGAATCCCATACCAACACCATTAAAGGTGATAGTTCCACCAAATCCAATCTGTCCTCTTTCCCAGAATGTTCCACTCTTAGTATTGATATAGTAACTACTTGATCCAACAGCAACAATTGGTGCTTGTTGAGTTATAGCCTTAAATTCAACTGCCTGAGTAACACCACTAATTCCATCAAATTTCCAATTCTTAATAGGATCTTTACGAGTAATTAACGCACTTGAAATGGCGACATTAGGACTTGCAAGATTACTGTATCCAGTTCCACCATAACTGATAGCCAAAGAGGATATACTAGATGAGGTAGAAACAATAGAGGTTACAATACCTGGCTCAACATCACCATCGTCAAAGATTTGTATATTTCTTTCAGCTTGAAGTAGTTTATCAATATTTGTGAATACTGGGAAAGCATTACTTACATGAATTCTATCATCTAAATTTCCAACAGCTTTAATAATTCTTGTAGTAGGAAGAACTTTACTCTTCAAACTAGGTCTTGATTTTGGTATCAATACACCAGAAAGAATCTGATCCTGTCTTTGTTTAATCCAAGCTAGTGGTCTCTCAGCATCCTGAGCAGTATTAATTCCAATACTGTCATATGTGAATGTTTCTAAGAGGTCAGAAGCAACTATTCTCTTAGTAGTTCTTTGGAACTGATCAATATCAAGTAGATCTAATTTATTCTCTTTAATCTGTACAACATCACCAGACTTAACTGATTGTACTGGATCAATTGTTTCAACGTCTCTCTTAGATCCTCTGAAGTAAAATACAGAACACTTAGAGTTTGGTTTTGGTGCCTCAGTGAAGATAACTCTACTACCCTTAAATGTGTAAGAAGATTGTGGAGTCTGTAGAATATCATTAATGTAAATGAAGATATTATTAGTAATATCCATATCACTACCAGGCAGAGTCTTAAGACTCAAAATCTCTGTTTCACCAGCAGTTGTTACTGATAAAGTAAACTTCTTACGTTGTCCATTAAAGTATGAAGAAATATCATCAAATAAGATGAACTGGCCAGGATAGAATCCAGAGAAAGTATCACTTTCTAGTTCTACAACTTTTAATTGGAATTCGGTAAGAATGCCAACTCTTGGGTCTGTAGCAATACCAGAAACAGTTAACTCTTCGTCAACTTTAAATGCAGTTCCTTCTTCAAGAATATTATATTCACCAATCTGACCATCAACATTGATACGAATATCAACCTTAGAATCTGTTCCAAGACCTGTTGATCCAGAAACATATTCAAGTTTTCTATTGAAATATGGATCAGGTTCTGCAATATCAACATAAACTGGTTTGTCTATCCTACCACCTCTCGTAAATAGAGACCTTTCGGTAGTTAATCCAGCATCAACTCTAAAGTTAGCACTGTCTATCTTTTCTATAACATCAAATCCAGAGAATCCTTTCTCAATAGAGGAAGCCATTCTCTTACCTTGTTGTGAAAGTCCGCCTCTGTTGTAGTTGTGATCTACAGTAGAAATACCAACATTAACAACAAAGTTCTTATTATCAATAATCTTATCTACAAATGTACCACCAGATGCATAGTCTACTCCACTTGCTGAATTATTAAATTCTCTTGGAGCAATAATAACACCCTGAATAGTACCACCTGCATTGTAATGTGTTGGAACAGTGGAAACACCAACATTAGTTTCAATGTTATTAGCGTCTATAACTCTAGTAATAACAGACCCATTGTACCAAGGATCTCCTCCCTTTGGATATACATGAGAAGTTGCATTACCATCTCTAGAACACTTGAAGTATAGGGACTCACTTGCTAACTTAACGTTCTGTCCTATTTCAAGACTATGAGTTCCTATACTCATTGTCATTACACCAACAGACTCTTGATATGTTGCACCACCAACGTTGAAATTAACTTGGTTTGTTGCACCAACATTTAGACTGATAGTATTTGATGTTATCTTAGTAGGTTTCAGTCCTTCAGAGTGAGCAGGATCGTCAATACCAGCTGCACCACAATTTAATGTAATGGTAGTATCACTAGTTGATCCAATAGAAACTACCTTCTTATGGATTGGATCACTTGTTCTTGGATAAGTATGATTTGAAGCATGAGCATCTTGAGCACAAGTAAATGTCAAGGCGTTTGTAGCAATTCCTACATTAGCGTTGTCATTTACAACGAATCCGTGACCAGCACCAACTGTCAACTCAAGATCTCCAACTACATCATTGTAAGATGCATCGGTAACGTTATATGTGACAAGAGTAGAAATACCACAATTGATTGTTATTGTTGTGGAGGTTACTGCCTTAATTCCAACCTGTTTGTTATTAATTGGGTCAGCATCACGAGGATATGCATGATTAGTTGCATGTGCATCTCTAGCACATGTCATTGTAATTGAACGAGTATGAATACCAACAGTATTATTCGCCTTCTTAACACCATTAGTTGCAGAAGAAACGAATGTATGTACACCTACACTAGTTGAAGGAGGATTCTTAACAACTTGAACAGAGAATGTATTTGTGTCTGTGCCAAGTATAGGCAACCAAGTATTATAGTAATCATCACTAGGACGAGGATATGCCTTAGGTGTTGCATGAGTGTCTATACCACAAGTAAAGACAAATGCATCTGGTTCAAATTTAACATACTCACCAACTTCCCATCCATGACCAGCAACAGTCACAGTCATTATACCAGCAGCAGGATTATAATTTGCGTTTGTTGCAGTCGCTTGACCCTGTGCAAGTAATCCATGTCCAGATCCAACTGTTAACTCAATATCTCCTGTTGCAGGGGCATATGTTGCAGTTGTAATACCACTAGAAACGATTGTAGAAACACCAACGTTAACCGTGATACTAGTAAGAGTTGTCGCTCCAATTGCTACGTTTACAAGACCATGTACAGGGTCAGATGCTCTTGGATATGCATGATTAGTTGCATGGTTATCTCTATCGCAAGTTAGAACAATACCACCTGTTGCAATTCCAACTGTATTACTACCAGCAACAAGACCATGTGCAGAAGCAAACTTCATAGTCATGTTACCCGTAACAGCATTATAAGATACGTCGTTAGGGGTCAATTTCGTTCCAGTCCAAGAACCAACATGAACTGAATTTGCAGCAGCACTGACAAAGTTATGTTTGTAATTACCACCAGTAAATGCAACACCAGCAAGGGAACTTACATATGTGTGTGCATAATTTCCACCCTGAATTACTGCACCAGATGTTGCACTAACGAATGTATGTGCAAAGCCTGGTCTTGGATATGCATGTTCTGTGGCATGTTGATCCATCTCACAAGAGAAGATCAGTCCACCAGTTGCAATACCAACACTTGTGGCAGTAGTTAATCCATGAGAACTGTCAGTTGTAAATGTGACAATACCAGAGGAAGGAGTATAAGTGGATGTGGTTATATTGTACTTAACCAGACTTGTTATACCAACGTTGAATGTGAACGTATCTGCTGTAGAAGTTAGAATACCAATTTCCTGATTATTCAGAGGATCTCCAGTGTTAGATTTACCAACAAAGAGTGTTATTGTATTGGCAGTAGTTGCCCCAATAGAAATGTTCTTATTATGATATGGATCACTGTTACGTGGATATGTGTGATTAGTTGCATGTGAATCTCTAGCACATGTAAATGTCATTGAATTGGTAACAATACCAATTGGTTGACCAACTAGAAGTCCATGATTGGCAATGGTGATATCCATTGATCCAGATTCAGGATCATAAGTCGCAGCAGTTATATTCTTAGATACAATCTGACTAACACCTACATTAACCGTAATTGTGTCAAGTGTAGTGGCACCAATTGCAACGTTTGTAAGACCGTGAACTGGGTCGGTTGACCTTGGATATGCGTGATTTGTAGCGTGATTATCTCTATCACAAGTTAAGGTAATTGAATTAGTTGCAATACCAACTGTATTAGTACCTGCAACCAAACCATGATTGGATCCAAATGTCAGAACCATGTTGCCTGTTTCGGCATTATAGGCAGCATTTGTTGGTGTTAATTTAGCACCACTTTGAGTAACATAAATTGATTCTGCACCAGCACTTACAAAATTATGTGCATATGATCCACCAGTAAATGCAGCACCAGCTGTTGCACTTACAAATGTATGAGCATAACCCGATCTTGGATAAGTATGATCTGTTCCATAATTATCTTGAGAACACTGGAAGGTATAAGAGTTTGTTGTTAACCCAATAGTATCTCTTGCAATCTTTATGTTATTAGATATTGAATTTTCATATGTATGTTCATAATTACCACCTGCAATAACAGAGTCAGCAGAAGAAGAAATAAAGATATGATCTGATTGGTTAGAAGACTTACCAACATCTAATGTAATGGTTGTATCAGTTGTGCCAGTAATCTTAACTGCAGTATTATAAGCAGGATCTGGGCCACTGATAGAAGTTGCTCTAGGATAGAAGTGATTTGTAGCGTGATTATCTTGACCACAAGTAAACTTAAAGGCTCTTGTCTTAAGTTTTACTGCATTTCCTTTCTTAAGATAATGTTCACCAATATCTACAGTCAACAATCCTGTGAATGGATTATAAGATCCACTTGTAGGACTGTAAGTAACGATAGTAGATACACCCACCTGAACAGAGAATTTATCATCATCAACCCTTTCAACAGGCAACCATTTTTGATTTGCTGGATCTGATGCTCTTGGATAACTCTTAATTGATTTCCTACCATCCATGTAACATCTGAAGTTAATAGAGTCTCTATCAAATTGAACTCTATCTCCAGTTGTAAGATTATGATCACCATTTGTTGTGATGGTCATAATACCAACAGCGGCATTATAAGTAGCAAAATTAGTTGTTTGAGTTAAATTACCACTCAATCCATGGCGGTTAGAGAATACAGTTACAATACCAGTGCTTGCGGTATAGGCAGCAGTTGTTATTGAGTAATTCTTAATCGTTGATACACCAACATTGATTGTAAGAGTAGTATCAGTTGTTGCTCCAATACCAACACTCTTATTACCACCAATAGGATCATTAGGACGAGGATAAGCATGTTTTGTCTTATGTTGATCCCTGAAACATGTCATCACAATTGATGATGTGTTAATTCCAACAGTATCAGTTGCTCTCTTCAGTCCTCCAGCAAGACCAACGAAAAATATATGTTCAGTAGTGTTTGTAGATACGCCAACAAATACGGAGAATGTATTAACTCCTACATTATAAATTGGTAACCATCGATTAGCATATGGATCGGATGAACGAGGATATGCGTGAGGAGTTGCATAATCATCTTCTTCACACTTAAATGAGACTGATCCAGTACCAAAATTAACGTAATCTCCACTAAGGAACCCATGATTTGCGATAGTAGGTTCTATTACTCCAGTAGAAGGAGTATATGTTGCGGTTGTAATCGTGTGTGAGGTTGGAGAAGTATATGAATGACCAGATCCAACTGTCATCACTAAGTCACCTGTGGCAGCGTTATAACTCGCATCTGTGATTGATCTTTCTTGAACAGTCGATACACCAACTCTAACTTCAAAAGTATCAGTTGTTGTGTCAACAATTCCTAGTTCTGTATTATATGCTGGGTCTGTAGCACGAGGATATGCATGTTCAGTAGCATAATTATCTTTTGCACACTTAAATGTTAATCCACCTCTGGATATTTCAACATTTGTTGAAGGTCTCTTAAGTCCGCCAGCAACTGCAGATTCAAATGTATGGTCATAAACACCACCAGTAATTACGGCATCTGTTCCCACTCCACTAAATGTATGTCCATAATCACCACCAGAAATTACACCCTCAACTGCAACACCTTGGTTTGGAACGAATGAGTGTATAAAGTTTCCAAGAGTTGTTACTCCAACTTGAGCTGTGAATATTGTACCAGCACAACTAACAATAGGAACTGATGTATTGTAGAAAGGATCTTGTGGTCTTGGATAAAAATGATTAGTTTGGAAAGCATCTTTAGCACATTTAAAGACAATAGAACCTTCTTTGAATTTAATACTCTCTCCAACAACAAAGTTATGAAGTCTATCAAGAGAAACTGTAATAATACCTGCAACAGGGTTATAATCTGCAAACCTAATGTTGTATTTGACTTGTGTTGTAACACCAACCTGAACAGTTATTGTAGTAGATCCAATACCAGTAATAGGAACTGCAGTATCATAAACAGGGTCAGAAGCACGAGGATAATACTTAGTAGATGTCTGACTATCCATCTCACACTTAAATCCAAGTGAAGATGGTTTAATTTTAATACTAGAACCTGATAATAGATCATGAGTACCAATAGTCATGGTCATCACACCTACAGAAGGTGTGTATAGAGCATCAGAAACAGTGTAATTAACAATGGTACTCATACCAACGAATACTTCAAAATCATCTGTTGTCTTATTTGATATTGGTAACCACTGATTACTTACAGGATCGGTAGAACGTGGATATGTATGAGTGGTGGAATTACTATCCATTGAACACTTAAATCCAATGGCATCGTTATCAATCTTAATTTGATCACCATTGGCAAAGTTATGGCCAGGAACAGTTATAGTTAATATTCCAACAAGAGCATTATATCTTGCAGTTGTTATTGTATGGGATGTTGGCCCTGATAATCCGTGGCCAGGGACTGTTAAAACTAATGCACCAGTACTAGGAACATAATCTGCATTTGTGGGTGTAGTTGTACCACCACCAACTATATCGATACAATCAGCAACCGTTTTTGCTGGAACGAATGTGTGGGCATAATCACCACCAATTTTTAGAGTCTTATATGCCTCAGCACTAACAAATTTGTGTTCGTAATTACCACCACTAAATGTAGAATCAGCAGTAGCACTAATAAACTTATGTGTAAAGTCTCCACCAGTTAATAGAGCACCTTCTTCAGAACGAATGTACCTATGATTATAAGCACCACCACCAATTAATGCACCAGCATTTGCCTTATCGAATACATGAGTGAATTGATCCTTTGGAGGAGCAAATCCAACATCAATAGTAACTGTTGTACCAGCAATACCTACAACAGGAAGTGAACTATCATATGCACTAGAACGACTTCTTGGATAATAGTGTTGGTTTGCACCATTATCTAATTGACATGTAAATCCTAAACCAGTAAATACAACATCTTTACCCACCTTATAACCGTGAGCAGCAGAAGTTGTTACTGTCATAACACCAGTAGTGTTATCATACTCAGCACTGGATATTCCTAATGCTGGATCGTAATTACAAGTGAATGAAATACCAGAAAGAATAACACAATCATCCTCTTTAAGATTATGATTTTTTCTAGTAGTAATTGTTGCAATACCAGTAACTTCATCATACTCTACATCACCAACATTTACTGAAGGAGCACTTGTGAATGTAACAGCAACACCACTTGCATAAACAAAGTCATCAGTCTCCAATCCATGTCCTTCATAGGCAATGAAAGAACCCACTCCAGCATGGTGTGTATGAATACCAGTTGTTTCTAGTGCTGCACCAATATTAACCGTGAAATTATTAACATCTGCAACACTTCTAACACCATAATACTTCTGTGCATCAGATGGGAATACAATATCACCCTGACCAGTACTAAATGCAATACCTGCCAATTTAACAACACTAGATGTTGTTAATCCATGTCCACTTCCAGAAGTAACTGTGGCAACACCAGATATGTAATCGTAGTTTACTGATGATATCGCAACTGTATTACCAGCTTGATTACCATAAGCAGTAAGAGTCGTAATACCATTTGAAGGAGTTCCATTAATGTATGAAATTGTCCTTGGTGCATAGAATCCAGTTCCACCTTCTACGATAGAAAAATTAGTAACTATTCCTGCTTCTGCTCTATTAACTACACCACCAGTTACATATTGATGTGCAAAAGTTGAGATACCAATAAAGGCTTCAAATGTATTTGTAGTTACACCAATTACATCAAAACCAACTACATTTCTACCATCCAGAATGGCAGTATCAACACCAGCTCTTGTCAATCCACCACTAACATAAGCTAATGGTTGTGTACTTATGCCAAGATTAACTAGTACGTTATTAGCATCAATAACTTTAGTAATTGGATAAGCATCCTCTCTAAAAGTATATGTACTAATACCATTATAGACTTGTACTTGTGTTATTAATAAATTCCTACTTTGATTTTCTGCTGTACCAATATAGTGACCACCAGTAACTCCAATGGTAGCAATTCCCGTTATATAATCATATCCAAAAGTATTGACATTCCTAGCAGCAGATACGGGAGTAAAAGTAAATCCTAGACCAGTTAATCTAATTCTATCCTCCGATTCAAATCCATGAGATGCGGCACCAGTACTAAAAGTACAAATACCAGCAATATGATTATAATCTGCAGTACTAATAGCAACTGCGCTTCCTGCTGAAGTTCCAAGATATGCAGTTAAACTTGCACCATAACCTTGAGATGATCTAACACTAATTTCTGGAACTGTTCTATATCCCTGACCTTTACCTTCTATCCGAACAAACTCAAGACTACCAGTTGATCCAACACCAACCCTTACAGCAGCCTTCATTGGTAAGTAATAACCAGAACCAGTTTGAAGTCCTACTTTATTAATTCTTCCTGCTCTTGGGACTCCACTTAAGAAATTGATCTTATTTGAAACATTATCTACAATTTCAAAATCAAGTCCTGGCGTTTGTACTACATTATTGATTAAAACGAATGGATTATTATTAATATCCACTCCAGTATTAACATTATTATAAACTGAAGTAACTATTCCATTATTCTCTGTTAGAGTGAACTGAGTTCCTGCAATACCTGTAAATTCTAATGATATGTCATCTAGAATTGTATTAGTGTCAGAAGTATCATAAGGATCCAACTTTCTGGAGAACATTCTGCCAGCAAATGAAGATCCAGTTTCGAGTCCGACTGGGCCAGTTTTACCATATGGAGCATCGCTGAAAAAGATATTATCATCTACAATATTGTAATCACCAGAAAACACAGAATAAGCAATACCAGCAGAACTGTGACTTGTTGATATAGTACCAAAAGCACCCCTCTCTACAACAACCTGAGATTGTGTAGATGTACTAAAAACAGGATAATATCCAACACCCGTTTTAAAGATAATAATATCGGATATAGTTCCGACACCACTAATGACAGGATAAAATACACCTTCAACAGTAGGTGAAGTTGTACCCGTAATTTCTATTTTTGGGGGATCCGTCTTAGCGTATCCAGATCCACCAGCTAAAACTTGTATCTGGTGAACACCGTAAGTGGAGTTAAAAGCTGGTTTAAATAACGCTCCGGCTCCAGGCGTAGTTCTTGGCATTTAATCTACGTCCTCTATATGATGTTAATGGAACTGCTACAATAAACCCTAGTAACACCAGTACCGTCCCTGATAATACTAAAGGTTAATATGTCATCATTTGCTGTTGCAGGTGGAGGATTACCACCTACCCACTTAATACCAGATGCAACAGGCGCCCCATTGACGTTTACTGCATCTCCGTAAGTGTAACCAATACCAGAATTATTAATCACAGTAACCGTTGTTGCTTTACTGTTTGCACCACTTACATTGGTAAAATTCCAGGCTGTAACAGATGTTGTAAGTCCACCCAGAACAACTGATCCTTGGGAAATATCAACTGTGAATGTACCACCTGCACTTACATTGAAATTATCACTATAGTTACCTACGACTTTCTCTGTAATATCTGCATTAAAGTTTACCTGATCGGTTAAAGTACTAGTACCACTGACTAAAACATCACCCTGAACATCTAGTCTACAAGTGGGAGCAGTAGAACCTATTCCAGTATATGCGTTTTTATCAACAACAAATGACTTTCCATCAGTAGAATTTTGATCGGATACTCGCAATCCATGTCCATTACCTTTTGCAATTGCCCATATAGTAGGTCTTTCGTTCGAGAATGATGCAACTTCTAACTGTGAGGTAGGTAGTGATGTGCCGATACCAACCATACCATCAGCTTTGATCCTAAACATGGTGGTTGCATAACCAACCTCAATAGGCCCATCCGTAATTGCACCAGGCTGTTGAATGGTTATCTTACCAACATCAGCATAACTTGATGTTACAACACCAGATGTATTGACATTTATATCGTCTGCAACACTCTTTGCGATTCCAGCAGCAATCGATGTCGTCGCAATACCACAGTTAGTAGAATAACCAGCAGTAGTAGCGTAAGAAACGAAACTTAAAAGGTTAGCACCGTCTCCAAACGTTTCATAAATTTCACTAAAATTACTATTAATTTTGATGGTTCCCGCCAATAGGGTATCACCCGTGCCGTCATTCGGAGCAGAACCAGTACTAATTCCCTGTTTAGACATTATTTAAAACGTTTTTCTTTATTTATAGTTAATATGGAGGGTTATCATCGTGAGTTGCCAATGTAGTATCAGCACTCGTCACATTTGAGTTCATTCTATTAGTATCATAATAGAAAGTATTATCAACAGTATTCTCTGCTTTAGCTGATCTAGCTTGAGCAAATGTAGTGTCACCAATCTGTTTGACCTTTAGATACTCACTATCTACTTTTAAAATATCACCTTTTGTCAAAGAACCTATTCCTGCAGAAACAGTAACACCTTCGTCAGACTGACCAAGAGCACTAGAAACAGTTACATTCAGTTTTTTGTTCTTGATAGGAGTTTGAATGATATTATCAATCATAATCAAAGCCTGTTTTGTTGGTTCAGCAACTTTAAGAATGTGTGTTCCAGTTCCTAATCCAACAAAAGTGAAAGGTAATGATGTAGATAATCCAGCAACTCTGAATTTGAAGTCATCAACTTTCTGTACAAATAACTCGTTAGGCATAACATTTGTACCCAACTCGACAGGAGTTAGATATACGTCATCAGTTGGTGTAGATCCACCAATATATGTTCCAGCAATAGCAACTACATTAGTAGAAGCATATCCCGTTCCTCCAGTAACAACACCAACAGCTGTAATATCTAAATTACCATCTCTAGTAATATCAAATACTGCACCAGATCCAGATCCATTATTCGTGGATGGAACATTACTG